CCCTCGGGGCCTTTCGAGACTTCAGCGATGGAGTCTTACTTTAGTCACTTGGAGGTGTTACTTTGGAAACATTTGGAATGCGACGACGCATACGAGATAGTTTTTTGCCACCTGGCAATCATCTACTCGCAGGTAAGCTTAATACTTACTTGAAATCTACCGGTGCATTTGTGTCCACGTACCAAAATAGGTACACGGCAACAAGTGTATATCCTGAAACACGAGAGTCGACTTGGGATGTTCTTCATCCTGGGCCTCCTTATGTTTCCGGTGGTAATTTTGCGTCTATTAAGATCGCTACTCCACACTTTAATGTGCAGGACGTTGGTAAATATCCAGTGTCGTGGCCTAATCCTACTTGGTTTAGACAATACGACGGGGGATTTTTTGATCCCTTATGGCCTGGAACTATCGAATCGCTAACAGAGTCAGATTATTATTCTCTGGCTCCAGATACGCCCGATAGTATACTAATGCCTGATTTGGATCCAATCGGTGCCTTAGCCTATTCAAAGCTAAGACCATCAGTTGAGAAAGCTGGGTTGGGGGTAGCTCTGGCAGAAGCTAGAGATCTACCTCGTATGTTGCAAGGCAGCGCGAAAGTCTTCTCAGATAGCTGGAGGACTATGGCCTTTTCCACGTCGTGGAGAGGCGCTCGCGGTAACCAATACAACCCCATGAGGCCAAAAAGATTGGCCGATGACTTTGTCAACCACCATTTTGGATGGGTCCCTTTTCTCTCTGATATGCATCGGTTTGCCGATACATTTCAGCATGCCCGTAAGTATATGTCCCAAATTTCTGCGGACAATAGCAAATGGGTGAGAAGGAGACGCGCCGACGAAAAACTCGAGTCTGAGGCAGTGGTCTATAGTAGAACTGACATTTCGGGGTGTCAACCCTCTAATGGCGGTGACTACTCTGGTATCACTGTCGGACCTATGCGCTTCACGATCAAACTTCAGGAATTAACCGAAGTTTGGTACGAGGGCGTGTTTAAGTATTACAGACCTGAGTTTGATGACAGTTTGGCCTCGAATCATTCGAGATGGGCAGCCGTTCAGCGTATGATTACGCTTTATGGTGCGAACGTAAACCCAATTGTCATTTGGAGAGCAACACCTTGGTCTTGGTCGATCGATTGGTTTAGCCGTGCCGGTGCTAACATTCAGTTAGCCCAGGACATGGCGACCGATGCGGTCGTTTCCAAATATATGTACCTCATGCATCATCTGATTCGCAGGTTTGAAATTCGTTCTGAATTTACGACTGCGGATGGCAGATCGCATGATCTCGTATGGTATCGGTACGCCGATGTCAAACGACGGCAACGTGCACATAGTTCATTTGACTTCAGCCTGTCTTTGGCACTTACGCCAAAGCAAATAGCCATTCTGGCTGCACTCGGGATTTCTCGAGTATCACCAGGGTGATTCTACCATAGCCGTTTAATAACGAGTCTAGCTTGGAATGCTAAGGCTCCACGGTTAGGTTAATTCCATATTCTTGATGGAGATCAACCACTATGTTTTCCGACCCACAAACTGTTACAGTTAATGCTGTCGCAAAAGTCATGCCCCGCATTTTGTTCGATGGCAAATCTGCCGTCTATCAATTAGCGGATCAAACCTTCGTTTTGAAGATTTCCCACCAGGCATCTAACAAGCGTGTTAGATCCATGGTGCGGATTGACCAGCGAGCGATTGTCGCGGATCCTCTCACTGCTGAGAACGATTACGAGACTCTCGGTTTCTACTTTGTCATCGATCGGCCCGAAGTGGGCTTTTCTCAGACTCAAGTAGATCAGCTTATAGCCGGTCTTAAGACCTGGCTTGACACCACAGCTTCAGGAAAATTATACGGACAAGAGTCGTAAGACTCCTCCGTTCTATCATCTGAGGCTCTCGTGTTTGATCGATTCGACCCACTTTAATTAGTGGTGTAATCGATCTTACCTACCACTGATCGGGGCCTCCTTTAATGGCGGTATCCCGGTCTTTGTGTAGGTTTTTGTAATCAGTTTGCCTTCAACCATATGGTTGGAGATAGGAGGACGGCGTGGCTTGAAGATTTCCCTTTCGAAAGGAAGGTATCTTGAAAAGCAACGTAAGTGATCACCTAGAGATGGTACAATGCATCTATGAAGATGCTTGTGCTAAATGCATCGCTGATGTCTCTGATTTACGTGATCTTTTAACTATTAGATCACGAGTCAAAGATGAAGGAGTATCGTTTCTTACGATTACTCTCCCAGCTTATGCTAGAGACCTCGAAAAGGCTCTGCAAGTTGGGTATATAGACTCAACACATTTCCGCAAGTGGCGTAAATGTGGGTTAGGCCCCGCATTCCTGCGAGGGTTAACCAGTCTTATCTTTGACTATGAGACAGGAAGGATTAACGATGATAATAACAACGAAATTTCCTCCATTATCGATTCTGTCAGGCAGATTTGCCTGGCTTTTGAGAAAATGGAGCTACCGTGCACCCCGGAAAGGGTTACACGTTCGCTGTTCAATTTCACCGAAATTGAGCAATCCGATCAATTGTTTTCAACACCGAAAGCAGATACAGATGAATTTCTTTCTGTATCAGCTATGCTTTGGGATAATATGTTGGGCGATTTACGCCTTGATATGTTGGTCCCTTGGCATGGTCCCGGTGCTACCGCCGAACATATTTCTGGAAATCAGAAGTATGTTTGGAAGTATTGGCACGAGCGTCTTGAACCATTCTTTCCTTTGATTGACACTGCTTACTCTGTAAGTGTGTTAATCGAGGGTCATGAACTCGAGCAAGTTGAGCTCGTTAAGCCTGAACATGAACCACCCGTTAGGGTGGTTTGTGTTCCGAAAACGTTGAAAGGCCCCAGGATCATAGCTATAGAGCCTGTGTGTGTACAATATACACAGCAAGCTATCAGAGCCTATCTTTACGATAGGCTCGAATCGTTTGAACTAACAAAAGGTCACGTTAATTTTCGTGATCAATCTGTTAACCAAACGCTGGCTCTGATTTCGTCGTCTTCAGGTTTATTTGCAACGATAGATCTCTCTGATGCAAGTGACCGTGTTCCACGGGACCTTGCGTTGGAGATGTTTCGATCAAATCCTGATTTAAAGGATGCGATTGATGCATGTCGGTCGACGAGAGCGATTCTTCCGGATGGGTCCATCATTGGGCCCCTTCGGAAGTTTGCTTCGATGGGATCTGCTCTGTGTTTTCCAGTAGAGTCGATGTACTTCTACACTGTATGTGTAGCGGCTTTACTGTGGAAGCGCGGCCTTCCTGTAAGTCACAGAAACATTTTTATGGTTTCTCGTGACGTTTACGTGTATGGAGATGACATTGTCGTTCCATCCACGGAAGCGATTATTGTTCTTGATTACCTACAAAAGTACAATTGTAAGGTAAATATGGCAAAGACTTTCGTTACCGGAAGGTTCCGAGAGTCGTGTGGCCAAGACGCCTTCAACGGTGAATCAGTTACACCGATTCGCATTAGAAAGGATCGTCCTAAGAACAAGCGACATGTGTCTGAGCTTATTTCGTGGGTCGCCACAGCTAATCTCTTCTACTTGAAGGGATACTGGAGGACGGCCCAGCTCATGTGGCACACATGTGAGCGCTATTTAGGGCCTTTGCCCTATGTGGCTAAGACGAGCTCTGCACTTGGAAGGATATCATATCTAGGATACCGTTCTGTCGAAAGATGGAACGCGAAACTCCATCGCTTTGAGGTCAAAGGATGGGTTCCTAGTCCTGTCTATCGCAGTGACAGTATAGACGGGTATCCTGCTCTCCAAAAATGCCTCGGTCTTCTCCAACGCCGAACTTCATGTTCATTGTTGGAAACTCCGGGTATACCTGGTTATGAAGATGTCAATATCTCACAAGTTTTAAAACCTGTGGGAGTTGATTCGCTTCATTTAGAGCGTACAGCACTGTATGGCGCAGTTGCATTACAACGCCATTGGGTTCCTGCGTAGGAATACGCAGGGCTATGCCGGTTAGATACCGGTATGCGGCTTAGGCCGCTAAGGGAGC